GTTTATAGGATTAACATTTGGCGCAGCGTGGCAGAAAATCAGCAGACAGTTTGCAGGTGGTCACGCCTGGCAACGTCACGTCGCTTGCGCGGCCCGAGCCTCCTGCGGACCTGACGCCGGAGCAGGCGGATGAATGGTGGGCGGTTGTCGAGAGGATGCCATCCGATTGGTTTCCGCGCGAGACACATGGGCTGCTGGCGCAGTATTGTCGGCATGTGGTCACGGCGCGCCGGGTGGCGCAGTTGATCCAGTCGGCAGAGGGCGCGGACGATCTCGACATCCAGCAACTTGACCAGCTTTACAAGATGCAGGAGCGCGAGGGCCGGGCGCTGTCGTCTCTGGCGACGCGGATGCGGATTTCGCAGCAGGCGCTGATCGACAAGCGGACGGACAAGCCTGGCAAGACGGCAAAGAAGCCTTGGGAAAGCTGAAACGCTCCACGCGGAACATCCGCTGGATCGAAGCATATTGCCGGGTTCCTGAAGGACGGCTTGTCGGGCAGCCGGTCAAGCTGCGCAAGTGGCAGCGCGCAGAGATTGCACGGATCTATGACAACCCGGCGACGACGCGGCGCGCGATCCTGTCGTTTGGTCGAAAAAACGGCAAGACGGCGTTGAGCGCTATGCTGCTTTTACTGCATCTATGCGGCCCGGAAGCGGTGCCAAATGGGCAGCTATACAGCGCGGCGCAAAGCCGGGACCAGGCGGCAATCCTGTTTGGGTTGGCCGCGAAGATGGTTCGCATGAACCCGGACTTGCACATGAACAGCGGCGGCGTTGTCGGCATTCGGGATACGGCAAAGGAGCTCTACGTCCCTGACCTTGGGACGCGATACAAGGCGCTGAGCGCGGAAGCCTCGACGGCTTACGGTTTGTCGCCCGTGTTCGTGGTGCATGACGAACTTGGTCAGGTTCGCGGGCCGACTTCGGAGCTATACGAGGCGATTGAAACGGCGATGGGCGCGCAGGATCGCCCATTGTCGATTGTCATCAGCACGCAGGCGCCGAACCCCGACGATCTGCTATCGCTGCTGATAGACGACGCAAAGGAAGGCACCGACCCGCGCGTGACGCTGGCGCTCTATGAAGCGCCGCACGATTGCGGGCTTAACGACGAGGCGGCGATCCGGGCGGCCAACCCAGCGTTTGGCGATTTTCAAAACGCGGCCGAGACGTTGGCAATGGCGCAGGACGCGATGCGGATGCCGTCGCGGGAAAACGAATTCCGCAACCTGATTTTGAACCAACGGGTTGAGACGCAGTCGCCGTTTGTGTCGCGGTCTAGCTGGCACGCCTGCCTCGGGGATGTGCCGGAGTATTTCGACGGCCCGGTTTATCTCGGGATGGACTTATCCAAGTCGCAGGACTTGACCGCAGCCGTGGCGCTTGGCGATGCGGGCGACGGGCGCTGGCATTGCAAGGCGTTTTTCTGGCTGCCCGAGGACGGGCTGCGGCAGAAAGCGCAAGACGATCGATTTGATTACACGCTGCACCGTGCGAACGGCTGGCTGCACACGACACCAGGGCCAACGGTCGAATATCGCCACCTCGCCGATTGGCTGTGGGGCTTTTGCCAAGACAACGACGTGCGGCGCATCGCTTATGACCGCTACAACATCAATTTTCTAAAGCCGTGGGCGCTTGAGGCTGGTTTTGACGAACTGGATTTTCCAGCAGAGGGCAGCAAAGACACGCTTTTTGTGGCGCACGGTCAGGGCTTTCGAGACATGAGCCCCGCAGTGCGCGCATTGGAGAGCATGATCCTGCGCGGCGACCTGATCCATGACGGATCGCCGGTTTTGGAGTGGTGCATGGCGAACGCGACAGTGCAGACCGATCCGGCTGAGAACCGCAAGCTTATAAAGCCGAAAGGCGCTCGTCATCGTCGCATTGACGGTGCGGTCGCATTGGCAATGGCATCAGCGATGGTGCCGCTCGGCGGCAGCCATCAAGGCAAGGCATCAATCTCGATCCCCAACGACTACAGGGTGTCGCTATGAGCTGGCTTCGCGCGATCTTCGGTGATGGTCTTTCTGCCGAAGACGCGACCAGCCGTGACGCTGGCGACGACCGCTGGTTCACCGGCTTGCATGGCCGGCGCAGCGAAATCGACGTGCAGGTGTCGGTCCAGCGCGCTCGCCAGGTGCCGGTGATCCGGTCGTGCCTGTCGCTCTTGGCTGGCTCGGTGGCCGGGCTTGAAGTTGGGGTGTTTCGGCGTGTCGATCGCGGCCAGGTGCAACGGCAAGACACGCATCCCGTCGCCCGCCTGATGCGTGACCCGAACCCACGCATGACGGGTTTCGACCTGATCTTCCAGATGGTCGATGACCTGTGCTCGGAGGGTGATTTTTACGGCGAGCTGATGGTCGATTTGGCGGGCAACGTTCAGCAGGTTTGGCGTCTTGAGCCGCGCAACGTGCAGGTCGAAGAGCTCCCCGATCGCAGCCGCCGGTATCGCGTGCATGAGCGCAACGGCCAGCAACGCATCCTGCTCGAGGAAGAGGTCTGGCATATTGCCATGCCACCGTTCATCGACGGTATTCGCGGCACGTCGCCGATACTCGATGATGGGCGTGAGGCTGTCGCCGTCGCAATCGCTCTTCAGCGCTATGCGAACATCCTGTTCACAAACGACGCAACGCCGCCCTATGCGATGGTCATGGACGGCCAGTTCAAGGACCAGGCGTCCCGCGAAAACATGCTGACCGCGCTTGCGAAATGGGCGGGCGGCCGCAATCGCCACAAGCCGGGCCTATTCGAGTATGGGATGAAGCCTCACCGGATGGGGCTGACGGCGGAAGAGGCGCAATTCCTTGAAACGCGGAAGGAGCTCTGGGTGGACTTGGCTCGACTCTGGCGTGTTCCGCCGCACAAGGTCGGCATTCTCGACAAGGCCACCTTCAGCAACATCGAGCACCAGTCGCTAGAGTTTGTCATCGACACTCTGCGCCCAATTCTTGAGCTGATCGAGCGCTCGGTCGCCAAGGTGCTGATCGATGAGCCGGACGTGTTCTTCGAGTTTAACGTCGAGAGCCTACTGCGTGGCGATCTGAAGTCTCGCTACGAGGCCTACGCGGTGGGGCGTCAGTGGGGCTGGCTGTCGGTCAACGACATCCTGCGCTCCGAGCACAAGAATGAAATCGGGCCTGCCGGTGATCGCTACGTCGAACCGCTGAACATGGTGCCCGTCGGAACCGGTGCAGATGGCCGCGAGCGCGACCAGCGCGCCGCGATCGACCGTTCGATTGCATTCCTGCGCGAAAGCACGGCCCGCAACGGTGGGCGCCCGAGATTGGAGATCGTTCAAGATGCCGCATGATATCACCCGCATCCTCGATGCCGCCGCAAGCCGTGTCTGGCTGATCGACGAGGACAAGGGGGCCGAGATCGCGTCTTTGCTGGCGCTGTGGGCAGCGGGGGGCTCGGCGCCGGACTGGACAGGCTCCGATAACGCGCCGGTGTATGCTGCGGACAGCGTTCCCGGGCGCTCGGGCCCCATTCACGTTATCCAGCTTCACGGCGCAGTCATGCCGCGATCGGGCATGATGGCGCGCATGTCTGGCGGGTCGTCGATGGAGCAGTTCGGCAAGGCGTTTGACCAAGCCGCGGCAGATACGAGCGCATCGGCTATAGTGCTCGATATCGACAGCCCCGGCGGCGCGGTCGACTTGGTGGCAGAGACCGCAGACAAGGTCTACCGCGCCCGCCGTGCCGGCCGTCCCATCGTCGCCGTCGCGAACACGCTGGCTGCATCGGCGGCGTACTGGGTGGCGGCGGCGGCTGACGAGATCGTGGTGACGCCGTCGGGGCAAGTCGGGTCGATCGGTGTCTATGGCATGCACGAGGATATTTCGGCGGCGCTCGAAGCGCGCGGCGTCAAGCGGACGCTGATCCGGTCAGGGCCGCGCAAGGCGGAAGGCGTTGAAGGCCCGCTGGATGAAGCAGCACTTCGCCATCGGCAGGCGCAGGCAGACGCGATGTATGAGATGTTCACGCGCGCCGTAGCGCGTAATCGTGGCGTTCAGGCGTCGGTTGTCCGTGCGGATCCTGAAACGGCCGATGCGCATTTCGGGGGTGGCCGAGCATATCCCGCGCGCCGGGCTGTGCAGCTTGGCATGGCTGACCGTGTTGCCACGTTCGAGGAAACGATCAAACGGCTTGCCAGTGGGCGGCGCACGCGCAGCGTGACGACCGCCAAGGCGCGCCTTTCCATCATCGGCTGATCGGCCTGTCAAAAGGTCTTTCGTCAACCTGTCACGCGCCGGGCGTGGCGGGGCTCGATGTCGTTCGCCCGGCAGAAAGGAACCAGCTATGAAAAAGCTCGCTGAGCTGAAGAAGCGCCTCGCTGAGCTGAAGGCTCAGGGGCAAGACCTCATCAACGCTGCGGAAGCAGCCGATGGGGCGTTTACCGAAGAACAGGAGGCATCCTGGAACGCAATCGAGGATGAGATTGGCCAGGTTCAGGCCGACATCCAGAAGGCCGAGCAGCTTGCAGAGCGCCGCCGCAACATGGACGCGCTGCCCTCCGGAGATCGCGCCCAGCGTTCTGCGCACGGGCAGAACATGGTGCATGACAGCGACCCGGCGCTGACGGTAGGCTTCAACGATCTCGGCGAGTTCGCATCGGCGGTGCATGGCGCCGTTCAGGCGAACCGCATGGGCGGGATTGTGGATCAGCGCTTGTCGGCCCTGGCAAACTCGCACGAAGGCGGCGGGTCGAGCGGCGAAGGCTACTTGCTGCCGCCCCAGTTCCGTGACGAGGTTTGGTCGCTGGTCAATGACTTCGACGAGTTTGGCCCGCTGATCGACGAAGAGCCGACCGGCGCGCGCGAGGTCAAGCTGGGTGCGGACGAGACCACGCCTTGGGGCACGGCAGGGATCAAGGCATACTGGCGCGCCGAGGGCAGCCAAATGTCTCCGAGCCAGCTTGACGATGATGGCCGCACGGTTCCGCTGCACCAGCTCTATTGCCTGGCGCTGGCGTCTGAAGAACTGCTCGAGGATGCGATCCGGCTTCGCAACCGCCTGACTAACAAAGCGGCAATGGCGATTGCGTGGAAGAAAAACCTTTCGATCGTCGAAGGTAACGGCGTCGGCCAGCCGCTTGGCTGGATGAACTCGGGCGCTCTGGTGACGGTTGCGAAGGAAGGTGGGCAATCGGCCGATACCATCACTGCGGCGAACGTCATCCAGATGTACTCGCGCCTAAAGATGGTTCCCGGGGACTCGCCCTTCTGGCTTGCCAACCAAGACACGATCCCGCAGCTGATGGTCATGACGATCGGTGACAAGCCGATCTGGATGCCGCCGAACGGCCTTGCTGGCGCGCCCGGTGGGTTCCTCCTGGGGCTGCCGATCCGGTTCTCGGAGTTCGCCAGCACGCTCGGTGACAAAGGCGACCTGCAGCTGATTTCGCCGCGCGGATACTATGGTGTGCGTCGGGCCGAGGGCGTCAATTTCGCCTCGTCGATCCACCTGTACTTTGACTACGCGACCGAGGCGTTCCGCTGGACCTTCCGCTACGGTGGCCAACCGCACCTTTCGGCGCCTGTTTCGCCGGCCAAGGGCAGCAAGACGAAGTCGCACTTCATCACGCTGGCCGAGCGCGCCTGACAACTGGATCGGGCGCCTAAGCGCCTGTCCCTGAAATGCCGGGCGCGTTCATGTGCCCGGCCCTGCTTTTGGAGACGCAATCATGAAAACCCTGAACCCCTCCGAGCTGGCGGCGGTTGTCGGCGTTATCGACCCCGATGCCAATGGCGCGGCCACGTACACCACTGGCTGGATCGACATGGCCACGTTTCAGTCGCTCATGGCCATCGTCATGGCGGGCACGCTTGGGGCGTCGGCCACGATCGATGCCAAGTTCGAGCAAGCAATCGACAGCTCGGGCACAGACGCCAAGGACGTTGCCGGGTCCGACATCACTCAGCTGGTCAAGGCCACCGACGACGACAAGCAAGCTGTCATCGAGCTCAATGCTGAAGATCTCGACCTGGCCAACAGCTTTACGCACGTTCGGCTGTCGATGACCGTGGGCACCGCGACCAGCGATTGCGGTGCGGTCGTTCTTGGAATGTCGCCGCGCTACGCACCCGCGTCTGACAATGACGCGGCCAGCGTGGCCGAAATCGTCACGGTCTGATGACGCAACAGCCGGCGCGGCTCGCTGCGCCGGCCTGACGCGGAGCGCCCCATGCTTTCAGTTGTCACACCGCCACCTGTCTTGCTTGACGCAAGCGATGCGATCCTGCGCGAGCATCTGCGTCTTGAGGCAGGTGAGACCGACGACGACCGGGCATTGACCGCGTTTTGCGCGGCGGCTGTGGATCATGTCGAAGCCTATACCCGCCGGCGCATACTTACGCAGACGCTGCGGCTGACGCTGGAGGATTGGCCGTGGGATGGGACGATTTACCTGGCGCGGCCGCCGATCCAGTCGGTGACGTCGGTGAAGTATGTGGATGAGGATGGGGTGGAGGCGACGTACAGCAGCTCGAATTATGTGGTGAGCACGGCGCAGGAGGCGCTGCGGCTGAAGACGGCGGTGAGCTGGCCGACGGCGACGCTGCGGGAGATTGCGCCGATTACGGTGGATTATGTGGCGGGGTATACGAGTGTGGCGACGGTGCCGGAGCAGGTGGTAACGGCGGTGC